AGCGTCGATTCTACTTCACCAGCCTCATTATTTGGCGGTACATGGGAAGCATGGGGTAAAGATCGTGTACCAATTGGTGTTGGGAGCGATAGTGATTTTAATACCGTTGAAAAAACTGGCGGGAGTAAAGAATATGACTTGCGAGCGTTAATCGGTGCAGTCGGGGGAAATGTTCATACTATAGGTTATGACAGTGAACCCGTTGTATCGGGCTACGGTTCTTATGATATGGTGCTGGATGCTAGTGCAGGGGCTAAACCACAAGGAGCAAGCAATACTACCAGGGTTGTTAAATCTGACGGTAAATCACCTACAACAGTACAGCCATATATAACCTGTTATATGTGGAAACGTGTTTCCTAAAGGAGAGCAAATATGAGAGTTTTTAATGAAGATAAAACACAGGAATTAAAAGAATATGATTTAAATAAAGGACATTTGGAACTGGATAAATTATTTATTAGACATCACAAAGCTGTAGAAGAAATTAAGGAGCAATGGCACTACGAAACTATTGCGGAATATCCGAATGGTGGTAAGGATGTTGAAAAAATAATTGATGTTCCTTATCAAGCCCCTAAAGAAGAGTATGACGAATATGAAGATATTTATGTTTATATTCCTTATACTGATGAAGAACTTGAAGAATTGAATAAACCAAGTGAATTAGAAATATTAAAACGAGAACAAGAAGCAACCGCACAAGCGGTTCAGGATTTAATTTTAACAATGATGGGTGGTGAGTAAAATGGTCAACTTTTTAGTATATCGTATTTTAGATGAAAAATTAACATATGACAAAGTGCCTCAAACGTTAAAAGAGGAAGTTAAAAAAATCTTAATCGAGTTAGGGCATGAAGAATTAGTGCACTAATCTGCTGATTTGATGACAACTGTATTCAATAAAATTTTAATTGAAGGTGAGGAAAATGAAAAAAATGGAAAAAGTATTTAATAGTACTGTAGCTGTTGTGGCTACTTTTTTTACGTATTTATTCGGGGGCTGGGATGCAGCAATTGGTATTTTAATTGTATTTATGTGTTTAGATTATGCGACTGGTGTAATCGTTGCCTACCAAAACAATCTGTTAAACAGTGAAGTTGGATTTAAAGGACTTGTAAAGAAATTTATGATCCTTGTCATCTTAATTGTAGCAGTGATGTTAGATAGATTAATGAATACTGGCACATGGGTATTTCGTACACTTGTGTGTTACTTCTACATCGCAAATGAGGGAATTTCTTTATTAGAAAACGTTTCTAATTTAGGAGTGAAAATCCCTGATAAATTAAAAGATGCATTAGTGCAGCTGAATAAAGATGAAAGTGAGGAAGAATAACATGGAAATCAAACAAAATTTAGTAAATGCAGGTAAATACAGTATTAAATGTCCTTACGAAAGAACACCGCAGTTTTACGTGGTTCATAACACATATAATGATGCTCCAGCAAAAAATGAAGTTTCATATATGATTGGGAATAATAACAAAGTATCTTTTCACTATGCTGTTGATGATGTAGAAGTTGTTCAAGGACTATTAGAAAATCGTAGTGCATTTGCAAGCAGTGACGGTGGAAAAGGACAAGGAAATTTATACGGTATTCATGTAGAAATCTGTTATTCAAAATCAGGTGGCGATAGATTTAATAAAGCTGAACAAAATGCGGCTAAATTTATTGCAGATGGTTTAAAAGCACATGGTTGGGGTATTGATAAAGTAAAAAAACATCAGGATTTTGCGAATAAATACTGCCCACATAGAACATTAGATATGGGGTGGCAAAGGTTTTTAAATATGGTACAAGCAAATCTAGATGGAAATCAGACAGTAGTAACTCCAGCACCACAACCATCTCAACCCGATAATAGTGGATACTCAGCTGGTACATATGAGATTATTGCAAGTGATTTGATCGTTAGAAAAACTCCGGGTGGCAGTGCGGTTGGCCATGCGGGATTGACCACTGACGGAAAAAAACACGATAAAGATAACGATGGTGCGTTAGATCGTGGAACTAGAATCACAGTTAAAGAAATTTATCAAAATGGTAACGATATCTGGGGCAGATGCCCTAGCGGATGGGTATGCTTAAAACAAGGTTCTAATATTTATGCGGTTAAAGCAGATGCAGCATCTACACCGTCTAATACCACTACAACTAGAGAACTCGGAACCTATGAAGTAACTGCCAATGATTTAAGTGTTCGTACTGGTCCTGGAGAAAATTATAGAAGAAAAACATATAATGAATTAACAGTTGATGCAAAAAAACATGATTATGATAAAGATGGATGTCTAAACAAGGGTACTCGTGTTACCGTAAAAGAATGGTCTAATGGATGGGCTAGAATTCCAAGCGGCTGGGTTAGTGGTGATTATCTAAAAAAGGTGTAAAGCTATGAAACGCTTAGAAACATCAATTTTAGCCATTCTAGTGCTGTTATCATTACTATTAGGAATTGCTCTGGTACAAGAAAAACAAGTATCCAGTAATCTAAAAATTAAGCTGGAATTAACAAATCAGGAATTGCAGGACACTCAAGGTGATAGAGATTATTATAAATCTCAGTACCAAAAATATTTTGAATTGTCTGAAGAACTTCAAAATCAAATGGGTGTTTATGCTTATGAATAA